GATCGTACTGGGAGACGCTGGCCTGCAGCGAGCTGCCCCGTTGCGCGGTGTGCGGGGAATACATCGAGGAGACGAGCGAGGCGGTCGAGCTGGTCCACCACCACTGCCGGCTGGTCGAGACCGAGGCGCAGCGCAAGGCGCGACTTGGCCGGATCGAGAACCCGATCTGACGGAGGGACCGATGGACACCGAACGACACGACGGGATCCACCACGAGACCGGTCTGAGGATGGTGAGTGTGGTCCGGATGATATGGTCTGCGTGTTGGGTGGATGCGATCTCCGATGAGGTCGAGCGGAGGGCCACCCTGGCCCACATCGCCGGCGAGGAGCGGGACCCCGAGATCCCGGCCCACCGCTATGACGAGTGGGACATGGACTGGATCGACCACCAGGTAGCCCGGATCGATGCGGCTGAGCGCCGCTGGCTGGCCTGCAGCCCCGACGCACGGCGCGCGTCCGAGCTGGCCATGAAAGACGACCCCTATGACTGGGAGTTGTACGCGGACTGGTGTGAGGTTGTGGCCACGACGGCAGAGGCGCACGACCGCCGGGGGAGGCCAAGGGATGAGTGACGACGACCGGCCCCTGCGGTTGCCCCCGAGCCCAGCCGAGGTGGATGCGCTGGAGGACCAGATCGCTCGCCTCAAGGCCGAGCTGGCCGAGGCTCGGGCCACGCTGAACGCGTGCAATGAACGACGTGCGCCCGGGAGGAACAAGCGCAATCTGGCCTACAGGGCCGGGTTGATAGCTGGCCAAGAGGATGGATACAAAAGAGGGATGAAGGTCGGGGTGTTACGGGCCTACCGTTCGAGCCTGGTCATCATTCCTATTGTGATGATCACTGCAGGGATCTTCCTTGCGTGGTTGGTTGGGTTGCTGAGGTGATGGGGTAATACACTCCGCTCGTCGTCCGATGGGGCGGCGATGGGGACCTTCTGACATTCCGCCAGTTCTGCCTCGTCTACAAGATCGACCTGCTGGAACCGTAGAAACCGCAGAACGTGGTATGATAGAACTTCGAACGCAAGGAGGAGGTGGCAAACGTGGCAGGGAAGCCGAAAAGAAAGAAGCAACCGAGCCGGCCGACGCGTAAGGACGGCGTGGCATTCCTCGCCTTTCCGCTCGGCGAGAAAGCAAAGGCGAGGCTCAAGGCGCTGGCGGCGCAGCGCGGGACGTACGTCTACGCGCTCGCGCGAGAGCTGATGGAGAAGGCGATCCGTGCAGCCTGATGCGCTGCGCGCTCTCTGGCTCAACCAGGTCCGACTCATGTACCGGCTCGCACGCTGCCAGCGGTTGGTCTTCCCGCCGGGCGAGTCACGGAGCATCGTCCGTTTCGCCAGGGGACTCCACACTGCGGGGTTTGCCGAGCTGCACGACGGCGGCGAGGACGGGGACACGGTGATCACATTGACGGCGCGGGGCCGGGCGGTCCTGCGCGAGGCGAAAGGAGTCCAAGATGGCACGCTGTCCGAGATGCGGGCATCTCGTTGATGGGCCTCATAGCTGCGAGGCGGTCCCGGACGTTCCGGACTCCATCATGCCGCAGGTGCCCGAGATCGATCCTCGCGTGCTGAGGCTGCGGATCGAGCTCTACGCAGCGGCGCAGCAGCTCACTGGGGTGAACGCTGAGGAGTTCTGGCAGCTCATTGCGGAGATCCACACGCTCCGGCCCCAGAGGCCGGCCGGTGGCGAAACGGAAGCGGCGCCCGCGACGCCGTAGAGGGATGGCCGGGAGTCCCCCCATCGAGCAAACGGTGTCACAGGCGCCAAGGCTCGGTCCCTTTCCGGTCTACGGCTGCGGGGGGGGAGGCGGCGGATACTGCGCGGCCACGCCCTCGATCTGCGTCGCCACCGACCCGAGGCCATCCCGGATCTCCTCGGCCGCATCATGGCAACGATCGAGGAAATCAGAGCGGAACTCGGACGGATCAACGCGGTGACCACAGAGATCGCCGACGACTGCTGCGCCGCGAGGCCCGTCTGGATCTGCTCCAAGAGCTGCCTCACGCTCAGGAAGTCGGCGGGACGTTGATCCGCCGATCGCCGAACTCCTCGGACGCGCCGGCCAGGAGATGCGCCAGGCCTGGACGAAGCTGAGCAGATTCGTCGAGTCCCCGAGATCGAGCCCGTCGGCGAAGCCGTAGATGAGCTGGACGAGCGCTCTGCCCGCCGCCATCGGCTGCGTCTTGTCGTACGTAGGCACCGGCAACACCTCCCTGTTTGCGTCACGCGAATGCGATGGATCGTCGGATCCACCCGAAGAAGAAGGCCCGGAGCGCCGGGCGCCTCTCGCAGAGCCCTGCATAGAACCGAACGCGGCGCAGCGCAAGGCGCGCCGCGAAATCGTCTGCGGAGTTGAGCGCGGCGAGCGTCACGCTCCCTACGATCGCATCGGGCATCACGCCGAGAACGACCTGCGCGGACTTGACGGCCTCATGAACCCCCACGTTGACCGCGTAGTCGAAGAGAGCGTTCGCGGCCGCCTGGTCATGGATCTGGTCGCCCAGGATCCGGTCCCAGAACCTCTCGCGGTAGAACCGGCTTGCGAGGGACACCAGGCGCTGGTCGGTTTGTAGCCCGTCTGGGAATCCCAGTCCATCCCGAAGGGCGTCGATGATCGCCCAACCGGTCCAGTTCGGATGCCGCTTGCGCGCGATACCATGAAACGTCTCGCCGCCGGGGTCTGACGGGTGATCGGAATAGAGGCCCTCCCATTTGAGCGTCGCGTCCAGCGCGGGGTGGAAGCTCGCCATCAAGGCAATCTCCGGCGGATATCCTCGAGAGCGGCCCGGACCGCCGTGATCTGAGAGTTGTACTCGGTCTGCAGTCGCTCGAGGACTGTGAGTCGCGACTCGACGGTCGATCTCCAGCCGGCGAGCTCGGCTGGCGCGGTCGCGATGATGCCACGGGCTGATAGTTCGCGCTCAAGGTCCTGCTTCGTGACAGCCTCGCGGGCGAACGTGAGCCAAGCGAAGAAGAAGGTCGCGATCACGCCGGACTGGATGAGGACGATGGTCTTCCAGATGGCAGAATGGTTCCGCTCTACCAAGAGTTCACCCCCCGACGGAATCGCACTCACGCGGCGCTCTGCCATGTCCCTACAACCCTCCGATGCAGCGCTCACACCGATCTGTCCATCCGGCGCCGGAGACCAAAGATACCGAATCCAACGGCGATCTTGAAGAGCCCGTTGAAGATCTTTTGAACGCCGGAAGCGTCACCGCCCGCGACCTCAGTCACGCCTTCGGCCGCATGCTGGACGCCGGCGGCCGTGTCAGGGTCCCCGGTCAGGAGTCCTACTACCGCAGCGATGGCCTCGGCAGCACCCACGCTCACAGCCGCGGCCCCGCCGGCCTTGCCCATGGATTTCAGAATCGGCTTTGCCATGTCGTTTCCCCTTCGAGGGTTTGCGGTTATGCAAGGAAGACCCCGTAGCCGGTTTCGGTGATGGGGCCGGTAACGTCGAAGAACTGATCCGAGGTCGGCGCCTGGCTGAACCGGAGCCGGACGCTGTCGCTTGCCGTGAGCGCCAGGGTCCCGGACGTGTTCCCTGCACTCACGACGGTCACGAAGGCGGCGAGGTTGATGCTGGCTTCCAAGATTCCGGTCGCCGGAAGGGCGGTGTAGATGTTGTAGTTGTATGTCCCGGTCTCGTTGTAGATCACAGCGGTGCTGTTGCTGTTGACGAGGAATGCCCCATGGCGAAGCGCCTGCCCTTGCAGCGCCGTGGTCACTGTGAAGTCGAACTCCATCGCGACCGGGCAGGTGCGAAGGACGGCGTCTTCAATCGGGGTGTGCTTCGCGGTGACGAGGAGCCGGCCGGTGGACGGGATGCTCGCGTTCGGGCCCACCGCCTCGATCACCTTGTTGCGCAGAATGTAGGCGACGGGCGCAGCGGTCCCGGAGATGTTCACGACCTCAACGTTGATCGGAGTCCCCCCGGGGTTCAGCCGCAGGAGGAAGTCGAATACTGGGTCGTCGTCAAGATAGTCCGGGGCACTCAGAGAAAGGATGGTGTCCTGGATGACGTTGTCGACGCGCCAGGCGCGCGGCGTGACGGCGGCCTTCAGTGCCCGGGCGTTCTCCCCCGTCATGCCGGTCTCGGTCGTGTATTGCGTGTCGAGCGTCGCGGACGCCGGAGCGTAGCTGGCGTGCAGGATCGGGTCCCGGGGAGCGAGCGGGGCACGCCAACGCCGGTCCAGCGTCATTTCCTCAATCGGGCTATCGCCCTCCGTAACCTCAGCCCCGCCCTGCGTGAACGACCGCAGCTGCAGGTCCATCTCGTCATCGGATGCCGTGAGAGACCGATTCGTGAGGTTGCCGCCGCCCTGGCCGATGAACCAGACCTCCGCGCCGGCTGTGTGCGGCTTCGGCGCGGAGTGGAAGAGCCCGCGGTAGATGTTCCGTGCCTCGAAAATTCCGGCGCCCATGTCGACCAATGCCTCATAGCCGATGAACTCGCCGTCGATGTAGAGGATTGTGATGAGGTCGCTTACGAGAGACGACCCGCCGGAGACCTCGATCGCGTCAAGGCTGCCGGCGATCTCGATCACGTAATCCGTTGCCGGGCGCGGCGCGGTCGCACCGTAATCGGGTACGTCCTGATCAAGGACGCCGCGCAGGAGGAAGCGATTGATCCGGCCATCGAGGACCCATGGAAGCGAGGTCAGTGGCCGTGCATCGTCGAACCGCGAGTAGATCTGGAAGCCGGACGTACCCCCGCCAGGGTTCAGCGCGCCGGCCCATGCTCGAGGGTTCATCGTTGGCTGGACGGGGTTCGGGATCACCATCTGGCGCGGCGCCTCGAAGACGAGCGTATCGTCGGTATCGACCGGCTCCGGGGCGTTCAGCGGGTCCCCCCAGCCCGTACCCGTGGGGGGGCCGAAGACTCCCGCGCCCGTCGCGAAGATGTCCTGCACGGCCGAGATGGTAACCTTCCCGTCGTCGATGTTCCCGTAGTCGACGTTCGTCACGCGGAAGACGATCTCGGAGATGCCCAACCGACCCCAGGACAGCCGGAAGAGTCCACCGGGAATGAGATTGAAGCCTCGACGGTTCACCTTCATCGAGCACTTCGCCAGCGGGTAGGAGAGCACGCGAAGTTCGCGCCAGGCGATGCTGTTCGCCAGGTCGCGGTCCTTCACCCCGGGGAACGACAGATCGACGGAGACGTTCCCGCCCTGCATCTGTGCGTTCGCGATGTCCTGAGCGAGCGCGTAGGTCTGTTTCCACGCATCGTCGGCGTCGATGAATGAGACGCGCACCTGGTTAGAGGTCTCCTCCCACGTCGTTCGCGAATACTCGGTCAGCTCATCGATGTTGCTCTCGTCGAAGATGTCGAGGAGGTCAGGGTCGTAACCGTCGCGGACAAGGTCGAACCTCCATAGCCCGGCCGTGCGCTCAAAGTAGAGGACGCCGTCGGCCTGCCGCTCGATCTCGGTGATGAGGTCGCGCGATTCCTTTGGGCTATCAAGGACGAGTGAGAATCCATTACCCTCCGTCTTGAGGATCCCGGCCGCCGCACGGAAGTTCGCGACATCGATCGTTCCCGGCGCGATCTTCAATCCCCAGTCGGTGTCCGTCATGATCTCGTAAAGGACGTTCATGGGGTTCGCGTCCTTGTCGTTGACCATCTGGGCGCCGGGGTTCGTGGTCGCGAGGTTCAGCCCATCGGGTCGGCGGCTTACCTCGAAGGCGAACGGCTGAATGGTCGGGTTCTGGCCAACTTCTCCGTTGCCGACCCAGTAGGCCGTCCCACGATACGCTGGCAAGGGGTTCTGGAAAGGATTCAGAAACGTCGTCTCGAGCGCCTCGGTCTGGGAGCCGGCGTGGAACATGCCGTCCATGTTGATCTGGTCGTCCTGCCGGACGTTCCCGACGACCTGACCGATCTGGATGAGTTTGAAGACATCGACGGGCTCCGTTCCTCCCGCCGATCCCCCCCCACAGATGACGTCGTCGATCCACACGCGCTCGAGCTTGTCGACGGGCCCTCGGCAGATCGCCATCTGGATCGAGAGGAAGTACCGATGCCCGATGACGACGTCGTCCGAGGAGAACATTCCCGTCTGGACCTCGTCGGTGATCGGAACGGTTCGCAGGTTCCCATACCAGATGACGTTCGGCGCCGAGAGCTTCACGCGTCCCCAGACGATCGGGACGGAGCGCCCCTCGGTTGCCGTCGGGAAGTTGAAATCCCCAAGATCCGACGGCCGCGCGTCCTCGAACCTCGGTTTGGGGCGCAGGAGTTCCGCAACGCAGTAGATGGCCGCCCACAAGAGGAATGTCAGGAACCACGCCATCAGCTTCGCACTCCAACGACGAAGGGATTGCGCGTCGGGACGTAGGGGAACCCGCCGAAGTTGATCGCGTTGGTGAACTTCACGACGCAGTCGCTATTGAGGATGTGGTCGCACCCGGCGACGACGTCAACCGTCCCCGTCGGCGTAGCCCCGAAAGGGAGCGGGATCGTGAGCACATCCCCGAACTGCCCCATGATGAGACGATAGTCGTTGTTCTTTGTGACGTACCCCGCCGGTGCCCAATCGGCGCCCTTGGCAGCAAAGAGGCCGATCACCTCAATCTCGTTCCCGCTCACCATGCCTACGGTCCCAGTGTAGCTGAAATCCGCTTTCACGACCTTGCAGCCCGCATCGTAGAGGACGTGATTGCACAACCCCTGAAACTTGAATCGCGGGACCGGCCGTGAGAACGCCGCCTCGGTCGTGATGACCTGCAGCGCGCACTGCGCGCCGCCCTGCCGGAAGGATGCGCCCGCGACCCGGCCGTCCCACACGACGAATGCCTCGGTATCGCCCCGGTGGAAGCGCACGACCTGGACGAACATCGGCACACCGGACACGATCCCTATGAAGCGGCGCGAGACTTCATCCTCGGTCGGTAGGGTGATCTCAAGGGCACGCTGATGCTCCCCCAACGCCTGCGAGGAAGACGATCGCGCGATTTGCCGCGGAAAATAGGTGAAGGACGCAAACACGAGTTCATCTTCTGCCGACGTGTATCGGTAGACCGTCGCCCCA